CACTCGGTAACAAGAGAGGATGAGGCAATCGCACTTCCGCATCCGTATGTTTTGAACCTGGCATCTGTTATAATTCCATCTTGAACTTTGATTTGCAATTTCATCACATCGCCACATGCAGGTGCTCCTACCATGCCTGTACCGACAGTGTCGTCAATTTCAAACTTGCCCACATTGCGTGGGTTTTCGTAATGATCAATTACTTTTTCTGAATAAGCCATGTGATATTCCTTCGCTAATTATAGCGTATTTACTAACAAGCGTCAATGAGATTGGTTATACGCCGCGGTCTTTGCCAGCGGCCGATTTGGCCGAGGCAGCCACAATGTCTTGTGCTTTGTTCACGGGCATTTTGGGTGCCACATCAGGAGCTGCACCTTTGTATTTGATTATTGTGGGATTTTTTGAATCCATGGGCTCTAACACACTGTCCAAAGGCGGCTGACTCACAATGCTAACAATGTTTTTTTCACTAACTGGAAAGCCCAAACTTCTAGCAGCAGAAATAAATGCACCTGTGCTGATTTGTTTTTGTGCGTTTTCGTCGTCGGACCGACCAGCAAGGAAATTCACCAAACCCAGTAATTTTTTTGGATCTGGTGAACCACTGGTCTCGACTTCGTCAATTCTCATTATCTACGTGCTCGGCCCAGTGCTGCTTTTGGTGCAGGTGCACCTGTTTCAAGATCAGCACCCACTGGAGGTACGCCGCCGTCAACTTCACCTGCTGCCATGCCTGCCATTTCATCTGGTGCCATTTCAGCACCCGGCATAGGAGCCGCACCTGGCATGCCACTGGCAGCCATGCTGGTGTCTAGTGCAGCAGGTTGGCCGGTTACCACACCTAATGCGGCTTCCAGTTGTTGCTTGGCACCTTGCAAGTTTTGCACAAGGCCTTGTAATGCACCAGTAACGTCACTGTTGAATTGTGTGGCTTGATCCATACCAATTTGATTGCGGATGCTGTCTACCAAGGCAGGCAGTTCTTTGAATTGCATCTCTGTGGTGTCTTCCAACATTGATTGCATTTTGTCTACCATGTCTTGTGCAGCCAACACAACTTGTGCTTGCTGAACTTCTGATTCTTTCAAATAACGGTATGCTCTACGCAAACGACTTTCAGCAGCCATCATTGCCTGACTGGCTACCATTTTTTGTTCTTCAGGATTTAGAGTTTGACCTGCTGCGCTTTTCTTCAATGCTTGCGCCATTTTAGGATCTTTGATATCCACGGTGTTTTGACTGCCCGACGGTGGAGGTGTAGTAGCAGTGCTGGTGCTGGGATTGGTGCTGGATGACATAGACGGAACTGGAACTTCTTCTTCCTTAATGCGACTGGTCAACGCTTGCTCCATCATCACCAGTTTCAAATACGCAGGATTGCGCTCGCTGGTGTGGCGGCTGGGACTACGCTGATGTTCGGCAATCACACCGCGCACACGTTTCAGCATGGCCTGTGCTTCGCGCACTGTGAGTCGGTTCACAGGCATCTTGGTTCCGAAGTAACTTTCAAATACTCGGGTTACTTGGCGGCTCTTTTTTGGTGTGGCCAGGTCGGTTAATTTCATTTGGCAAATCCTCTTAGTTGTAGATATTTAGCCGAATTTAAACATTTTTCAAGTTCTTGATCCAGCAGTGTTAAGTTTTCAATTTTGGGTGCAAGTTTGGTGCGCACCATTTCACGGAATTCAGGTCTGTTGCTACGATCTGCTTGCCCACGGCGGCAATGGATATCAGCAGTGAGTGTTTGTTTTTTGTTGTCCAGTATGCGGATGTTTTGTGCCAGTCCGTGTTGTTGCAGGTGATCTGCCACACACCATGACATGGCAGTTTTTTTACTGCTGAATGTACTCACGAGATCGTCACTATGATAATACACAGAAAATCCTGCTGATAATGGTCGTACATGATAACGTCCAAACGCCACATATCCACCGTGTTCATCATCAATTATGAGTTCGGTATACACACGTTTGAGTTCGCGCTCGGCAAAGCGTTCTAATTTTTGATCACGGGTCATAGTGTTTTAATATAGTGGACTGTGAGCCACCCAATGATGCCCAGTAGTACACCAATAATACCTATACCCCAGGCAATAAGTTGATCGTTGCGTTTTTCACCCATTCGATGCACTATGCTATGTACATCTTTGACGTCTGATTTGATTTCATCAATGCACACAGTCATGGAATCTAATTGTAGTTCCAGCGCTCGATAACGTTCTGCACACAACTCAACGTGTGCTTCAAGACTTTTCTTTTCAATATCAGTGGTATCAACCATTAGAACTCTCCAATGTGTTATTTATGGATTGAAACCAAATGTTTTGATCTTGTCCCCCAGCATGGAGTGTAGAAGTGATTGCTGCGGATTCATCAAGTCCCGTGATCATGGGTACACCTTCGCAATCGCCAACCAATCCAGATAACTCATCAGTTTGATAGCCACCACTGAGAACTCCTTCAGCTTCTACTTCAAACGCAAAGTGCCAGCCATCCGTGTGCTTGGTAGGTGGTACAACATTCATGGGCTGTGTTCTCAGGCTGACAATTTGCAATAGGCTTTCCCAGTTGCGCTGTTGATTGCGACTGCGATTCCATTGGTCAGGTGTGTCAATCACCAGTCCTGTTTTTGTGGTAAAAGGCAACTGCTGTGGTCGGAGATGTCCGGTGACACCAGTGAAGGTACAATCAAAAAGGGTGCGGCACAAGACTTTCATTATGTGCATATTTAACGCCAAAAAGAAACCCTGGATTTTTTACGTCCAGGGTTTGGTTGGAACTAAACTGATTACAGGTTGGTGAATGTAGCATTGGCGCCGACGTTGGCAGTTGGAATACCAATGTTCAAACCACCTGTGGCGTTGGCTGTTTGAGCAGCAGTGACCAGGGTAGCTGTGGTGTAAGCACCTGCTGGGTAGATAGCCAAGTTGATAGTACCTGCTGTTGCACCAGCTTGGTACATGGCGATAGTGCCAGTTTGTTGGATTGCTGTCAACACATTGTTCAAGTAACCGTTGACGTTACCAGCATTGGTAAGGGCAGCGTTGGCTGTGAGTGAGAAGAAGTCCAGTTTTGGACCTGCAACTTGTACTGGGCCTTGAGCAGCAACGTTGGCTGTTCCAGAGATTGAACCATTGGCCACGTCCAGTGCAAATACTGGTTGTGTGGTTCCGTTTGTTTTTGTAAACTGTGCCATAATAAATTTCCTTTAAAGTTAAGTGGTCTCGGTGGACCTGCTTTTATTTATACAATCGGTAAAAATCATCCCGGTTGTGGATTATTTCTAGCCTTGTTTCGGGCCGAAAAGTCAAATCTATTTACCGCTTTTCCGTAGCCTGCAGGGGTAGCAAACACCCAACCTTCGTTGCCGGGCACCTGTTGATCCAACTTGCCCAGTAGGTCTAACTTGAGATCGTGCAACAGTTCAAACAACACAAATGCTGCTTGTAATGCACCTCTGTTGGAAGTAGGGCTGTCCAGATACTGTTGTATATTGCTGTATTTTTGCGCAGTTTGTGTTTGTTGTAACCATGCGTCAAATCCAGGAACCAGGTCGCTGAAATTTCCTGTGTAGGCCCGGTCATTGGGATCAACACGTCGATTGATGTAGTCCACTGCCAGTTTGGCAAAATCAGTTATTTTCATTGCACGTAGTTCAGCAGGGTTAAACAACACATTGATTGCTGGACCTGCTGCTTTTAATACTTTTTTAATCATAGCAACATAAGGGTTTTCTGTTGCCACGGGCTTGGCATATATAGGTAGAATTAAAAACAATCCAGGTACATCGTTGAATTTCACACCTTTCAGCGGTTGTTTTTCTGCACCAACATCTTCGTACATGGTGTGTACTGCTACACCAACTTCGCTGTTGAGAATTGATTGGCCTAGTGTGCTTTTTACAGGAATCCTGTAGGCCACAGTGTTGGGTTTGAATACTAGTAGTCCGGCAGATTGATAAACAACACCTGACACAATTTCTTGTTCTGTTGGTGGCAAAGGTTCATTGGTCTTGCCCCAGTACATCAAGTCGCCTTTGACATAGCCTCTAAAATTTTCTGGAGTGGCTGCCTCCAACAGCGGCCAAACTGTTTGATAGGTGGGCAGCAGTGTTTGCACTCGATTTGCTAGATTGCCTTTGGCAGCAGCATTGGCATCACGCTGTGAGAGATTGTTGGCAATGGCTCTGGTGCTGGTAAACAATCCATCGTAGCCCACAGCACCGAATCCTGAATCATCTGTGAGCACAAACTCACCGGTTTCGGGCTTGCGTCCGAATACCACAGCAGGCTTGCCGTCCCATTTTACACTTGCTGTTTTTGAATCTTTGTTAAAAGCAGCCACAATGGCTAATGCTTTGTTTACACCTGCTGTGCCTTCTCTAAACACATAGTCTTCCAAGTGCTCAATGCCCTTGGCTCTGCCGCCCACACCCACTGCGGCTGCTTCGTAAATGGTGTAAGGGTTGGCACTCTCACGTTCTACCAAGGGTTGCATGCCTTGATTCACAATTCTATCACGCAGGCGTGCTAGGAAATAAGTGTCAGCATCTTCTTTCACAGCGTCTGGTTGTTGCAAACCTTCCTTGTTCAGGTATTCACGAAAGTCTTTGATCTTGACTTCTCGGTCTTTGTCCTTGGCCAAGGCAGCAAATATGGTTTCCACTGTGCTGAGGTTAGCTCTTGTGGCTTGGGGCCCAATGATCATTCGTGCAGCCTCGTCGGGATCCATGGTGATCAATTGCTTGTTGGCTCTGCTGATCACACCATTGCTGCCCAGGGTAAGTCCGTAGTGCTTGGCCAGGCTGCTCATCAATACAGCACGGTTCATGCCTTTGTAGGCCGACCCTGCACCTTGATTGTAGTAGAATGTGCCCCAGTCCAAGTTGGGAAAGAACATGAAGTCTGTTTGTACATAGCCCAGATCAGGACGTCCTTGTATGGGTGTGCGCAGGTGTACTTCACCGCCCTTTTTGATCCATTCAGCAGGTGGCAGTTTGTGCCCCACAATCCATTGTGTTAGTTTTGCGGCCAGTTGGTCTTTTGATACTTGATTGGCATCCACAGCAAGATCTAAGTCGCCTGACGTGGCGGCTTTACCAGTGCTGCCTAACCAACGACGTGGCTTTTTTGTGTCTGGATCTATATCTGTGGTAAAATCCAATCCGGTTAGTTGTTCAAGCCAGGCCACAGTGGCAGGTACATCGCTTTGATTGATACGGCCTGTGAGTGGCTGGCCGTCTGCATCCTTGAACACATTGCCGCCTTCTAATAATGTGCGTAAACTTTTCATGGAGCCAATCCTCGAATTTCTGATTTGATAATCTTTATTAGTTCTGCTTGAGTGGGATCTGCAGGAGACAACAACATGCCGTTCATTGCAACGTCTCCCCTGCGATCTACATTGACCACTGGTGCAGCAGCGGTTGGTGATCCTTGTATATTTCGAATCAATGCAGCCACAGCAGTGTG